GTAAATGACCATGACCGCCGTTCAAACCGCCGTGTACGACGCCTCGGGCGCGTACTTCCCTGGCCAGCTCGCTGACTTGGCCTCCAACCTGTCCGACAACGGCGTCAAGTCGTACCGCACAGAAACCGTCCTCGTGATGGGTCGAGGCGTGGTCAAGGGCACCGCCAACACCCAAGACAGCGGCATCCTGACCCCCTACGGCGTCAAGACCCCTCTGTCTGGCTCTGTCCTGGCTGACGTTGTTGGTGTCGCACTGCTGACCCCCAGCAACACGCAAGACTCCAGCAACAACGCCACCACGGTGCGCGCCACGACGATGCACCCCATTGCCGAACTGGGATCGAAGCTGCGCGTGGCTGTCAAGGCAAACGCCGCCGCTGTCCACGGTGACCCGGTTTACATGAGCGTGAGCCACGCCACCATCCCCGTGGGCGAGTTCTCGAACGCCGCCGCCACTGGCCTGATTGCCATCACCGGCGCAACTTGGTACGGCCCTGCCGCATCTGGTTCCATCGGTCGCATCCAACTGTAAGGAGCGCACAACATGCACCGCACCTCTCGCATCACCAACGCGCAAGCGCTCCTGGCCTCGTTTCCGTTGTCGGAATCGGAACAGGCGATCATGCGCGCCCGCATCGCCAACGCCTTCACCACCGGCAACCCTGCTGGCCTGAATGGCGCCATGGGCTTTGACATCAACGTGTTTGAGCAGATCACTGCCAAGTCCTACGATGTCAAGCTGCCCGAAATCCTGTGGTCCAAGACCATCCCCGGTGCGTCCATCGACACATCCATCAACGTCGGTGCTCGCATTGCCTCGTACCGCGTCAAGGATCGTCGCGGCATGGGTGCTTTCCGGGCCACCGTCGGCAAGGACATCCCCACTGTGGGCGTGACCATGAACAAGGTCAGCGTGCCTCTGGAGTCCGCCGCTGTGTCGGGCACCGTGGACATCGACGACCTGCGGGCTGTCGCCATGGGTTTTGAGGGCATGAACCTCATCACTGAGCTTGGCGCCGCAATGCGTGAAGCCAGTGAGCGCCACATCGAACGGGTGTTCTTCTACGGCTTTTCGTCGCTGGGCTTCGCTGGCTACCTGGACTACAGCCTGACACCTGCCACCACCGCTGCCACCAAGGCCGCGACCGGCACGACTTGGGCTGTGGCGACTCCTGATGAAATCATCAAGGACGTCAACGCCGCTCTGAGCCTGGTGTTCACCAACTCCAAGGGCCTGTTCAACGCTGGCCGCGTGGAGCTGCCCACTGCCCAATACGCCCAGATCGCAGGAATGCGCATCAACGGCACATCGGGCAACGGCGTGAACGAGACGGTGCTGTCCTTCCTCAAGAAGAACAACATTTACACCCAGACCACTGGCCAAGAGCTGGAAATCGTGCACCTGCGCTATCTGGAAGGCGCCGGTTCGGGTGGCACCAACCGCATGATCGTTTCGGAGAACAAGGCCGAGAACCACTGGTTGCCCATGCCGGAAGCATTCAACATGCTGCCACCGATGGACCGCCAACTGGCGACTGATCTGACGGCCATCTACAAGTTCGGCTCCTACCATCGTCCGTACCCCACCAGTGCGAAAATGATGGACGGCATCTGATCCCGTCGGGTAAACTGCAAGGGCCGCCGCGTGCGGCCCTTTTCACAACCGCACAAGGATCAACATGACCTACCGTTTGACCAACCGCCAAAAGCGCGCCTGGATCGTTCCCGCCACTGCTGACGACGCACACAAGTCTGTTTTGGTTGACCCCGGACAAACCGTGACCATCGACCGTGAGCACTGGGACACCGTGCGCAAGGGAAACCTCGTGATTGACGCCTTGCTGTCTGACCGTCATCTGGTGGTCGAGACCGGCACCGGCAGGGGTCTGGACGGTTTGGTTGTTGACGATCTGGTGACCGGCAGGCGGTGCCATCTTGGCGAGGGCTTGCAGACCTTGATACAGGCCGCGCACGTAGTCTTCGGACGCCTCAGCAGGCAGGGCTTCCAGCTTGCGGGCAGCGTTGACACTGTTGACCACCGCAACGCGCAGGCCGTGGCCGCGCAGCTTGGTTTGGTCGTCGGACAGCTTCAGACCGGCGGCGTTCATCACGGCGCTGGCGGTTGCTTGGTCCTCGACCATTTCAGCGGCCTTGGTTTCGATGGTGCCGGGGTCCAGTGCGGCGTCAAGCTGGGCCTTGAATGCTTGCAGTTCGCCGGACAGGGCCTCCTTTTGGGCGGTCAACTCTTTGATCTGGCCGGTCAGTTCGGTCAGCTTGGCGAGAGTTTCGGCCATCTTGGCAGGGTCGATCTTGGCGGCGTTGTGGGGTTCCGCTTCCTCGATCTTGGGCAGGTCTTCGTTCAGCACTCGGACGGTGTGCCCGGTACTCAACTTGATTGCAGTGTGGGTCACGTTTGTGCCTCCGGTGCGGTTGACGATCCGCACGGACGATCCCGCACGGCCTGCCCCCTTGGGTAGTAGGGCCAGATGATTGTATCTGATCGCGGAAAATGTGCCATCGTGGTACACGCCTGGGGCGTAGGAGATGGCGGCATCGTAGGCGGAACTGATTTCTTCCAGCCGGTCCGGGTCGCCTTCGGGCAACATGATCCGGCGAACGGCATCGGGATCAGTCACCAGCACGTCGCCCCAAAGGTGATCGCCTTCGATGCGGGGTGATCCGGCGATGTGCCCGACCGACTGCGCAATGGTGCCGACCGTCTGCCAGATGTGACCCACCGTTGCGGGCGCACCTTCAAGGCTTGCGACTGAGGCGGGATCGGCCAAGGCTTCGGGAGTGACAGCCACTCGGACCGGCCCGGCGATGCCTTGCGGCGCGTCCGGCAGTTCGTCCCGGGTGTACTGCATCGGCCCGACTTTGAGGATCGTGGCCGTGATCCGCAAAAAGCCAGTCTCTCCGTCAAATCTCCATTGGCGGTTCTCGATTCGGTGGCTGTGCGTGATCTGCATGGGGCGAGTCTATCAAAGAGGGCCGGTTTTGTGGGGTGGCCTAGATGTAGGACGCCATGAGCGTTTCAAGGTTCAGGCGGGGGCGAGCAAAACACCGGCACTGGATCGCTTGGCCTGGGTGGCCGTCTGGTGGTGGCTCGCTCCACTTGTAGACCTGACCGGCCCGTTCATAGTGGTCACCATGCACAGTCGGATCGGTGGCGACAGGGTAAGGCCCGCCCGGGGTTCCCACCACGCGCACGTCCTCAGCCGTCACCCATTCGTATTCGTCGATCCCTGCGGCCTGTTGGCGTGAGCTTGTGAGGTCGCCCGCAAGTTTCGAGGTCTGGTCCCGCGCAATGAGTCGCGCCCGGTTGTCGCTGATCGTGCCCAACTGTTTCAGTCGATCCATGAGCGACGACGCACCACCCGGGATCGGCTGGCCCGAGTAGTTCGCCATGACGGCATCAGACACGGCTGTCATGTGCTTGTCGGTAATCGACGTGATCAGTGACGTGTTTCGAGTCAGTGCCATTTGCAGATCAGCGGCCACTTCGGCGGTGTCCACCACGCGAGCAAAGTCCACCCCGAGGCCCTTGGCAATGACCGACTCGATGCGGGCGCGGTTCTTGCGGTCCACTTCATCGACCATGCGGGTAGCGATGCCCGGCGCGGACGCAGCGGCCCGGCGTTTGGCATCCTCGGTAATCCGGGCGAGTGCCTGAGCCACCCGGGCGCGTTCGGCCCCGCTCATCACCAGATCGGACAGGTTCGCCGTTTGGGCTTGGAGGTAGCGCACCTGATCCTGCATCGCCCGGTAATAGGCGGCGCGGGCGCTCCGGTCCGGCCTGATCGGGCCAAGGGTCCGGACTGTCTTGCGGGCGTTCTTGGCCTTAGATGGCAGGATCAATGGCAAGGTCCGGCTCCCCGAATGGCGTAGGCGCCTTGGTCAGCACACCACGGGCGACAAGCTCATCCACAGCTTGGATGGGATCAAGAGTGCCCGAGGTGACAAGGCCCCCGATGGTCAAGGCGTCCTTGCTGCGGATGTCGGCCTGCTCAAGCTCCGACATGGACCACAGAGGCGGAAACTCAACATCGACCGGACGGCCTGCGATGCGTGACAGAACCGACTGTAGGCCCGGCTTGAGGTACTTGGCCTGATCGCTGGCCAGCCTGCCGTAATAGTTCTCAAGGTCGCTTTCACCCGTGGCATTCAACCCGCCTGGCGCCTGACCGAGGAACCGAGTCGCCGGGATGTCGGACGCGGCGGACAGCACCTGAAGAAACGTGATGACCAGCTCAGGCACCGACCCAAACGACGCGGCCAACGTGGTGATGCTCGTGCCTGTCTGACCGGGTGGGCGGTCAAGCACTGCTCCCCGGTAGTTGCTCACCATGTTGACAAGATCGCGGGTGGCCTGCATCGCGGCGGCTCCCTGCGTGGTGCTTTCTAGGTCTGCCAGATCCTGCTCGGCAATGATGACGCTGGCCCGCTGGATCAGGTGCATCGCGGCTTGACGTGCTGCGGGGGCCCTGATGAGGTCGTCCATGATCCGCATTAGCACCGACTGACCAAACCCGTCAGCCGGGCAAAGGTGCGATGGCGTGAGGTAGGTGTCGGGTGTGCGCACCAGCGGCTTGCCGTCGAATACGATCAGGCGTGACTTGTGGACCAATTGGCCCGAGACGTTGTAGAGCGATGGGCGCCCATAGTCCGGGGCCAACGGATCGGTCTGCCACTGAGCCACGCTCACACGTTGACGGGGGATGACGTTGAGCCATGAGACGGGGGCATCGGGGCCAGCAGGCATGTCCGGGCTTTGTGCGCCGTCACGGATGCCGAGAAAGATCACCGAGCCACCAACAAGGCGCTCCAGCGTCAAAGCCTGATCGAACGCCTGAGACACCCCCAGCGCGTCGGCCTGATCTTGCAGGGCCTTGGCGTCCGGCTCCGAGAGGTTCGGAGTGGTCCAGCCCTCACGAAGCATGTCCTCCACCGGAATTTTGACGATCTTTGCCGCCGCCCAATCGGTGTGATACAGCTCCACAGCAACCCGGTCTTGCAGGATCGGAGGCAGACCAGAGAACGCAGGCAACAGCCCGGCCCCTTGGTCGTGCTGCCCACCCATACCCGAGTGGTGGTCAATCGTCGAATTGTTGACGCGTCCGCGCCGTGCTCGTCGTTTCATGTGTCGCGGCCTCCGCCTTGTCGAGTCCAGACCGAAACCGCCATGGTTTGGCCGTCCACGTCGTCGTCATGAGCGTGGCTGTCGTCAAGTGTAAACGCTGAGTGCTCATCGACAAAATCCCAGACCCATGGCGCAATGTCTGGGGAGGGGAGCCACACATTGCCCTTGAACACCTGCAATGACGACAACTGAGCCCGGCCCGCCTTGTCGTCGGGGTAGCCCCAATCCTTCGGCTTCCACGGAACGGCCCGCATCTTCCCGCTCGCCATGTCTGGGGTGCGCGCACGGTTAATGGACTGAATGAGGGAAAGCCCGGATGCCTTGGCCTCGATGTAGAACCGCTTGGCGTATGGGTGGAGCTTCCAGAACTCCATGGCCGTGCGCTGCAACTCCGGGAACTCCCACCGCCCATGCGTCCGGTCCAGCAAGTACAGCCGCTTTCTGCCCTCCGCGCCCCAGACCTGAATGCTTGTCGCGTCGTTGGATGCGTCAGCCGTAAACGCCGTGTCAGCCGTGACCCAAAAAGCCGTGCAGCGCTTGATGGTGTCCTCTCGACTGCCGTAGAAGCGCCACCATGTTTCCTTGTACGTTCCGCCGCCTGCCGGGGCTGGCCTCTGTTGGTACTGCGCAGCAAAGACCTGCGCGGCCTGGGGGTTGACCTCCCCTCGGTCGTTCTTCTGGTCCCTCATCGACTTGAGCTTGTCGAGGCTGTGCTTCTGAGGCCAAAGGGCGCGCTCAGTCGGTAGACCTTCGTCGAGGATCGCTGGCATGTTGCGCACCGTCCATTGTTCGGACGTGTCTGACCAGACGTGAGCGGCGAAGTCTTTTTCATGGACCCGCTGCATGATTAGGATCGTGGGTGTCCTAGCGCTATTCCTGCGAGATCTGAGTGTATTTTCCCATCGGTTATTGACCGCCTCCCGCTTGGCGTCGTGCCTTGCATCGTCTGGCTTCAAAAGGTCGTCAAGCAACAAGCACCCGGAAAACACGTACTCCCCTGTCACCGAGTCGTCAAGTAGGCCTGCGCCAAAACCTGTAGGCGTTCCGCCTGCCGGTGTTGCCAAAAAGATCCCGCCTTGAACGGTGTCCCACGCCCCCTTGCTGTCCTTGTTTGCCTTAATCTGGATGTGAGGCCAAAGCTGTTGAAACTCCTTGCTCTTGATGATTGCCTTGATGGCCTCCGAGTTCTCCATTACCAGCGGCTCGGAAAAACTGACGTGAATGAACTTGCATCGCGGGTTCTTGGCGTAGCACCATGCCGCGAACATGATCACGCAAATGAGGGTTTTCGAGTAGCGCGGGGGGATGTGGGTGGAAAGGTTTTGAATCTCGCCCCGATGCACCGCCATGAGGTCGTCAATCATCACCCCGTGGTGTTCGGCCACGATGAACCGCCCACCAGAGACCGCCCGGAAGAAGTAGCGGACGAAAAACCCGAAGTCCTTCTCGCACTCCTCCCTCAGGAACCGGATGACCTGCGCGTCAGACGGCTGCATCAAACTGACGCCTCAGTGCCTCACGTTGCATGTCGGTCAGCAATGGGTGCTCAGCGTCGCCTGCCCCGCCGTCCTGCACCATTCCCTTGTTGGCGTTCAGGAGGTTGAGCGCGATGCTTGCCGAGTCGTTCGCCAACTTTGTCAGCACACCAACACCGCGTAGGGCATCAATCGACCCGAGCGGGTCTGTGTCGTCCACCCGATCAACCTCAGCGTTTGCCAGTGCGTGCAGGCGGTGCGCAGTCTTGGCGCCAAGTTCGGCGGCGCTTGCCATGCTTGAGCTGATTGACCGGAGTTTCTCAGCCAGGCTCACCGCCGCGTACTGTTGTGCGACGGGTAGCGCAGCAAGGGCGGTTTGTGCTGACGCCAGCTTTTCGGCAGTTTTTTTGACGACTTCCGAAACTTTCGAAATTCTTTCCGAAATGCGGGTCTGACTCACCCCGTACTCACGCGACAACGATGCCGCGCTCTCGCCTGCTGATAGGCGTTTGGCGAGTTCTTCCCACTGCTCCGGTGAGAGTTTCGACGGGCGCCCCACTCAGACCTCCAGCGGCGGATTAGCCCGGCGATAGCGGAACAGGCGCGGATACATCATGCGAGCCTGCCCGATCACTTCATCAATGGCCTCGATGCGCTTGACGCTTTCCTCGATGCCTTCATCGACCTTGGACGCCTCGACCAGTTGGTCGCGCACGTTTGGCGGGAAGTGGTTGCTGATCTTGTCCATGTGTGGCTCCGGGGTTTGTTGATTGTGCCCCGTGTGTCAGGACGTTTCAAGCGATTTGATGCGTTTTCGTGCATCGGCCCTGATCTTTTCAAGATCCTCGCGGGTGTATTTCCTTGGCGTCTGGTCTGCCTTGAGTTGGTCGATACGGTCTTGGCCTATCTTGGCGATCAAGTTTTCGAGGTAGGCGTCGGCCACAGTTTGGGCCTTGCGCGTGTACTTTCCTGACCCGGCGTTGCAGGACTTGCACTGAAGAAAAGCGTTGTCTGCCTCAAACCTCAGATTCGGATAAGCCCCGACGCTCATGAAGTGTCCGCAGTCCCATGCTCCGCCCGGCTTCCATCCATCCGTTGACTGGACCTCTTGCTGTGACCGTCCGCAACTGATGCACCCGTCTCCGGCTGCCAGGCATTCCAACCGACGCGCCTTGTTCCATGCGTCTTGGGTCAGCTTGACCCAGTGACCCAGCGGCTTCATGCCGTCTAACTTCGCCTTGTCCGCCTGTCTCTCCGTATTGGCTTCCTGCGTGCGCTTTTTGGCGAGCTTGGCCTGTGCCAATGTTGCGCCGCACTCTGGCGAGCACCACTTGACGAACGCTTGACGCCTCTCGTGGCGCTCTTGGCATCCGGGGGCGGTGCAGCGGTAGAGCTTGCCGGGTTTGGTTTTGAGCATGGGTTGAGGGTGTTGCAGGCATGAAACGCAGCCGTGCAGATGTTTGGCATGAATGACGAGGAAAAAAGACTAAACCCCGCTACACGCGATGCGACCGATGACACACCCTCGGGTCTCCGCTCAACATCCGTATGACAGTGGGCCGGGGCCCGGATGGAGCGGAGACCTGAAGGCCCCATTGCTGGGCTTCAGGGCCGTGTACGTCTTCGGCACCGGGCTTTACGGTCGTTTTGCCACGTTCAAGCAACAACCCGTGGAAGGGAGTCTTCATTTTACGCATCGCCGGAAGGCGTGGCAAGGGTTGGCGCATCAGTCGGGTGTGTTGGTCTCGACATAAGCTGCATTCTTTGCCAAGTGCGCATCCCTTGCCGTGATGATCAATTGCGCGCTCTTTCTGCCGACATTTGGGACACGCAGAAGATCATTCACCGTCATGCGCTCAAGCTGGCCAATGTGCAGGATCTTCTCTGCCAACAGGCAATTCATTGAGCGGACATCAATCTCAAGTTCCTTGACGCTCACGCTTGCATAAGACGCCATGTCCACCAGCACATCGTAGGCGCAGACCAGCCAGCCTATGCGCTTGTGGAACTCGTCCTTGTCATCGACCGATGTTGTCGGGTTGTCGCGCAAAGCGTTGATCATTTCGACCGTGATTCGCTTGGGCATTTGAACTGTGCTCACATTTACTCCTTGCTGTAGCGTGCGCGGATGGCTTCAACGTCGCCTTCAACGCCAACTGTGAGCGCACGCGCCTCATCGACTGACCAGCCATTGAAGACAAGTTGCTTGATGCGCTTCGGCGAAATCCGCGCCTCGCACACCTTCGCGCAGTCCTCCGCCACAAGGCGGGCGACGGCCAAAGCGACAGCCTCCCACTCTTTGCGCTGACTTGGCGCCATGTGATCCCACTGGCGAACCCAACCGCCAGCCTTTGCGCCTGCGTCGTGAGCCTCTCGCGCCATCTGCGCTATGCGGTCTGTGTCGGTCATGGGGTGGCCTCAATTGCTGCCGTTGTAGTTTGGTGGGTTCTTGCGCTTGATGATTTCAAGCGCGACTTCAATGAAGTCTCGGTGATTTCCGAGATACATGGTCAGAGCACTCAAAACAATGTAGGCGGTTACGTACTTGTCTTCATCGTCTTGATCTCCCATTTTCATGACACTGATGTAGCTCATCACCATGTCATTCAAGCACTCGTCATCAAATTCGAAGTCGTCCATATTGATTTGCATTTAAATATCCGTTGTGTTGTTAATGCAGAAACTGTACCGGCATGCCGTCACTTGGTCCAATTGCATTTATCTATCGTCACGCTCCTAAGTATCGCAACGGCAGATCGACCAGCTCCCCAGCGTCAACGACGTAGGCTGCTCCGATTCCTAGGGGCTCGCATTCGTCCACCGGCCTGCACCTGATGCGCTCGCCTGACTCCATCGCTATCACCTTGCGCCCATCATGCGCGTATGGGTGGCCCTGCTGTGCGTAGCGTGGCTCCGGAAGGTCCAGGGCTATCTGGCGGGGGTCTGCCTCTACCGGCTGTGGTTGCGCTGCCCTTGGGCCTGTGGGGCGCGTGAATCCGGCAATGCGGGCGCACTTCGGACCCCATGCGTAGGGGCCGTCTTGAACGTAGGCACGGGTCAGTGGCTTTTGGCAGCGCTCGCATCTCATTTGTCTGGGTTCTCCGCAAGGCCACGCCAATCAAGGCTTTGGAGCGGCGAGATTGTCTCGCACTCAATCGCCCCCTTTGGTGTGAGCGATGAACAAAACCACACCCCCGCGAACTTGCAGAACACCACCGATTCAGCTCTAGTTCCCATGTCAAATTTTCGCTCATACGCCCCGTACATCGCGGGCTTTGTGTCGCCTGAAAACCATTCCGTTCGTTTTGGGCTCATTTTTCGTATTCCTTGGCAAACCTCACTCGGCATTCCTGCACCTTGTAGCCGTTTCGGTTGTGCGCCTCAATTTCCTCATCGCTGGGCCATCCCCATTCTATCCGCCAGCAATCC